TCTGAAACTGATTAAGCAGGACAAAGCCAAGCGCCAAGAGGAACAGACGCTTGTGGACCTGTATCTTCAAAGCGTGGAGGGTTAAAAGATGGCTGGATATGAAGCGCGTCCGGGTGACGTGACGATCTACAAAGAGCGTGAAAAGAAAAACGACAAAGCCCCGGATTGGAAAGGCTCGGCGCTGGTGGTCATCCCCGAAGGCGCAAAGCCCGGTGATGTGGTCAAGATGGAAGTCGCCGTATGGGCCAAGGGCAACTACGGGACGATGCTCGGCGGCCAGATCAAGCCCGGTCGCCAGATCGACGCCCAGCCCCGCAACAGCGACTTTAGCGGCCCGGCTGGTCGTTCCTCACCACCCGACGACGACACGCCTTGGTGATGGGAACAACTGTCGTCACGATCAGGTCAAAGGACGACCGCGCCAAGCTGCACAAGTGGCTTGACGCGGCTCCTGACCTAACGCGGGTGACGTTCGTTGGCCCTAAACGGTCCCTTCCGCAGAACGCGGCGTATTGGTCAGCCTTGACCGACATAAGCAAGCAGGCGGAATATCACGGCCTCAAACTCGCGCCGGAGGATTGGTCGCAGCTTTTCTTAGACGCTCTCAACCGAGAGGCTAGGCTCGTGCCTAATCTGGACGGTTCCGGGTTTGTGAACCTTCGCCATTCCAGCAGCCAACTATCCCATGCGGATTTCAGCGATCTGCTAGAAATCGTGATGGCGTGGGGTTCTCAAAACGGGATTGTTTTCCATCATGACTCGTGACAAGCCAAAGCCTATCCGGGTGATATTCTGGACCCCGTGGGTTGTACAAAAGCAGGACTACAGCCGATGAATGACGGTCACGACGCGCTCGCATCCGTAAGAACCTACGCCTGTAGGAAAAGTCAGCTTGCGCGCGATAAATGGCTCTCCTTCCGCGAAAGCCAAGGGATGACGGTTGTCCAAATGACGGAAAAACATGCCCACGTGCCGGGAGAGTTTGCGCGGCAGTTTCAGGCCATGAGAAATAAATCTGGCTAGGTGACGATTTGTGTTGACGGACCGGTCTGCGCTCTCTAGGTTCAAATCAACAGGGAGAGACAGACATGACCGCGAAGCAAATCACCGCCAACCTGATCCGACTCAATAACGGCGACGTTGCTGCCGCCTCCAACGAGTTCCGCGATTATGTTGCCCGCCAAACCAGCGCCTCGCGCTCGCAACTGATGATCTGGAACAAGGTGTTCGGGCTGCTGGCGGATGCGGCCTAAAAGTTTCTCCGGCGGCGTTGAAGGAAACGCTACCTTAGCGCCTAGCGAGCGCGAAGGCCAAATCAGACCCAAGCGGGCAACGAAGTCAGCGGGTATCAAGCCCCGCCCGGAGAAAACAATGGCCGTCAGCAAATGGCAAACGATGGAAAGCGCGCCAAGGACAGGCGAGGTTATTGAGGCCCGATGCGGTCTTTATCCGCCTATGGATGCGTACTGGACTGGCTGGCATTTCGTTTTTAACGACGACGAGGACGGAGAAATTGCCTACCCGTTCACGCACTGGAAAGAAAAAACATGACCGCCAAGCCCTATCCCCACGCAGTACAGAAAGCAGCCCGTAGAGGGGTTCTGTCAGCCGCAGGAAGCAAGCGTGTTGAGGTAGTGCTAGACGCTGGCCAGCTTCTCGATCTGCAAACGATCAAGACGGCATACGGCTATACGACAAGCCAAGCTATCTCGTATGCGATCTGCGCCGGACGGACGCTTGTGGTCGCCAGTCAGCGGCCCTTGACCACCCCATAACCCCAAGGCATACTCTCAACCGCTCTAAGCCCGCGCCAAGGCAATAAGGCTAGACGCAAACAGGACTAAACATGACCAGACGCGCTATGCTCCTTTGTGGCACGTTGTTTTCCACGCCGCGCCTCCGGTACGCGCCCTACACGGCAGTTGACGAGGCGTTGTGGTTTGAGACTGAAAACAGGTATTTCTAGTGGCGGTCGGTCGCCCTTCTGACTATACGCCAGAGTTGGCGGACGAGATTTGCACAAGGCTCGCTAACGGGGAATCGTTGCGGGCCATTTGCGCTTTTGATCGTGATGATTGGATGCCCTCGATTGGGACAATCCTGCGGTGGGTTAGCGAAAAGCCCGACTTTCGTGAACAATACGCGAGAGCAAGAGAGGTTCAGGCTGAGACGCACGCGGATGAGATCGTGACCATCGCTGATGGGGTTTCGTGCGCCGACCCAAGCGCGATTGACGTTGCGAGGGACAGGCTGCGGATTGACGCTCGCAAATGGGTTGCGTCCAAGCTGCTGCCGAAGAAGTATGGCGATAAGATACAGGCCGAAATCGGAGGGCCTGACGGCGGCGCTATCGCGGTCACATGGCTGAAACCCGAGTAATCCCCTACGCCCCTCGCCGGGTGTTTCTGCCGTTCCATAACCGGACGCAACGCTTTGCCATCGGGGTGGCTCACAGACGCTGCGGTAAGACGGTGGCTTGCATTAATGACATGATACGCAACGCGGTGATGTCCGATAAACCCAACTATCGTGCGGCCTATCTTGCGCCCTACCTGAAGCAGGCTAAGGATGTGGCATGGGAGTATTTGAAACGATACAGCCAGCCGATCTGGGCCAAGCCTCCGAATGAAAGCGAACTGTATGTTGAGCTAATCGGCGGCAAACGCATCAAGATTTACGGCGCTGACAACCCGGATGCCCTGCGTGGTGGCTACTTGGATGATGCCACGCTGGATGAATATGCCGATATGTATCCCGGCATCTTTGGCTCAATCATCCGCCCGATGCTGGCAGACCGGCAGGGGACAGCTACGTTCATCGGAACGCCAAAGGGACGTAACGCGTTTTTTGACCTGTTCGAGCGGGCTAAGACTGACCCAGACTGGTTCCCGTTCTTTCTGCCTGCGTCTGAGACAGGCATCCTGCCCCAATCAGAACTGACCGCTGCTGCTAGGGAAATGACGCCAGAGCAGTATGAGCAGGAGTTCGAATGCTCGTTCGAGGCGGCAATCATCGGCGCTTACTACGGTAAGGACATGGCCGAGAGCGAGCGGGCTGGGCGGATTACAGACGTTCCGTATGACCCTGCCTTGCCGGTCTATACCACTTGGGATTTGGGCATCGGTGACAGCACGGCCATCTGGTTCTGGCAAGCGGTTGGCGCTGAGATACGGGTGATTGACTTCTATGAGGCCAGCGGGGAGAGCATCGAGCATTACGCCAAGGTGCTACACGCCAAGCCCTATAAGTATGAGGCCGATTGGGTGCCGCATGACGCGAGGGTCAGGGAACTAGGCACGGGCCGCACCAGGATTGAGACGATGCTGACGCTGAAGCTCAAGCCTAAGCTGGTGCCTAATCACAAGGTCATGGACGGGATTAACGCTGGCCGCGTGTTGTTCCCTCGCATCTGGTTTGACCGTGACAAGTGCAAGGCCGGGCTTGAATGCCTGCGCCAGTATCGCGCGGACTATGATGAGAAGGCCCGCGTGTTCCGTGATGGCCCTAAGCACGATTGGTCCAGCCACGCTGCCGATGCGTTCCGTTATCTGGCGATGGCTTACCGGGAGATTAAGCCCGAGGTCAAAGCAGCCGATAAGCCCGTGCTTGGCATCCGTGACATGACATGGGATGATCTGTTGGCTAATCAGCCGGTCCATAGCGGATACGAACGCGCATGATCGTTCTATCGACAAGCGGACCCGCGCACGATATGTTCCCCTGAACGCTTGCGAGGGGCTATGCTTCCCACTGAACCTGAAAATCAAGAGGGCGTTGACCTCGTTACGACATGGATTGAGGAAATCAATCTGTCGGAACGTGAGTTGCAGCCCTGGTGGAAGGCTGGCGACATCATCGTCAGGCGGTTCAAGAATGAGAACCGGGCAAGGGGTGGTGGCCGTCCGTCCGTAGGTTATGAGCGTCGTCGCTTTGCTATCTTGTGGTCTAACGTCTCGACCCTTCAGCCTGCTATCTATGCCAAACAGCCTAAGCCAATGGTTGACCGGCGCTATCGGGACGAAGACCCGGTGGGCAAGATTGCGTCTGACGTGCTGGAACGGGCGTTGGGGTTCAGCCTCGACCAGTATGATTTTGACGGGCGCGTGAAGCTATGCGTTCTGGACTATCTGCTACCGGGCCGAGGTCAGGTGTGGGTGCGCTACATCCCGCATATGAAGACGCTTAACGCGGAGCAAGATTACGAACTGGGCGAGGGCGTTCAGGACGACGACGAAAACGAGGTTGGCGAGATCGAGGGGCGCGGCCCTGATGATTCACCCATGCACGAAGGCATGGAGGGTGAACGCGAGGAAGTCGTTTACGAAGAGGTCCAGTGCGACCACGTCTCATGGAAAGACTGGCTGACTAACCCTGCGCGGGAATGGGCGGAAGTCCGTTGGGTGGCCCGGCGCGTCTATATGACAAGGGCGGAACTGGCGGAACGCTTTGGCAAGGAGATGGCCAAGAACGTCCCGATTACGACGACCTCGACCGGCACTGACACGGCTTCGGATGCCCAGAAACAGTCCAGCCAGACTGGCGAGGTCTATGAGATTTGGGACAAGCCCTCAAAGATGGCCTACTGGGTCTGCAAGGGCTACACGGGCGGGGTGCTGGACAAGCGCGAAGACCCGCTGGGGCTTACCAACTTCTTCCCATGCCCGCCTCCGCTGAATGCTACGACTGCCAATGACAGCACCATTCCGGTGGCTGATTATGTGCAGTATCAGGACCAGGCTGACGAACTGGACGAACTGACGGCCCGTATCGGCAAGCTGCAAGATGCGCTGCGGATGGTGGGTGTCTATGCCGGTGAAGCTAACCGTGAGCTTCAGTTGGTGTTCTCGCCGGGCAATGAGAACAAGCTCATTCCGATTGATACGTTCGACCTCTGGAAAGAGAAGGGCGGCGTTCGTGGCCTGATCGAGTGGGTGCCGGTCGATATGGTCATTCAGGTGCTGAAGGGCTGCTATGAGGCCCGCTCGCAAGTCCTGAACGACATCTACCAAATCACCGGCCTGTCGGACATCATCCGGGGCGAAAGCAATCCTAACGAGACGGCAACGGCTCAACGGCTGAAGGGTCAATGGGGTTCGCTACGGGTTCGTGACCGTCAACGCGATTTGCAACGGTTCTGCCGTGATGCCATCCGGCTGAAGGCTGAGATTATCGCAGAGCATTTCAGCATTGATACGCTGAAGGCTATAACGAACATCAAACTGCTTACGGCGGCTGAAAAGCAGCAGATTGAGCAAATCATGCCGCTGATTCAGCAGGCGCAACAGTCGGGGATGCCCATTCCGCCCGGCTTGGCCCCTGACCCAGCTATGCTGGAACTGATGGCACAACCGACATGGGATGAGGTGCAAGCCCTTCTCCGCAATGACGCGCTGCGCTCCTTCCGCATTGACGTTGAGACTGATTCGACGGTCGAGCCGGATGAGAACGCTGCCAAGATGGCGTTTACCGAGTTTACCGGCGCGGTAGTGGGCCTGATGTCGGCTGCGGCTGGCATCGTTCCGACTGCGCCTTACACGGCTCCGCTGTTTGCCGAGATTCTGAAACAGGGCGCTCGGACCTTCAATGTCAGCCGGTCAATGGAAGACGTTATCGACAAGGTGTTTGAGCAGGCCGAGGCCGCACCGCCCGTCCAGCCACAAGGACCGCCGCCGCCCGACGAAAGCGCAATGCAAGTCGAGCAACTGAAGTCGCAAACGGCCCAGATGCAGGCTCAGATCGAGCAACAGCGGACACAGATGGAAGGCCAGCTTGGCATGGCTGAACTTAACCTCAAAGGCCAAGAGCTTCAGGTGAAGGCTGCGGCCCTCTCCCGTGACCCAACCCCTCAAGGAATTGCATAATGGCTAACGAACCGTGGAATGAAGTCGCTTACAACTTTTTTCAACGCGCTATTTCCGGTATTCCCGGTTCTGGCGGCGCAACGCATTGTCACGCTGACCAGCAAGTTGTCACGGCGTCAGCCGCTGCGTTAACGACAACGGCGCTTTCAAATGGCCTGACAATTAAGGCTAAAAGCACAAACGTCGGTTCAGTTTTTGTTGGGGCTGCTGGTGTTACGGTAACCAATGACGGCAGCGGAAACGGTTTTGCTCTTCAACCAGGCGAGGCTGTAAGCATTCCGGTAACAACGAGCGCAAACGTCTTTATTATTGGCACTCTCAATGACATCGTTTATGTGATCGGAAGCTAACCATGAGCATCCCTGTTTTCTCGGCGGCGACTGCGGCTTTGAAGTCGCGCACTTTTACTTCGTCGGGTTCGTTTGTCGTCCCGGCTAACGTCAGCCTCGTTTACGCCGTCATCGTTGCTGGTGGCGGCGGCGGCGGTGGCGGCAGCACGGCAGGCGGCGGCGGCGGCGGCGGTGGTGGTGGCATGGCCATCGAGAACCAACCCATTGCGGTTACGCCCGGTTCGACGCTGACCGTTACGGTCGGTATCGGCGGTCCCAACGGTGCGGCAAACGCGGCGGGCACCAATGGGGGCGCGTCAAGCGTCACAGGCGGGCTGTCGAAGGCGTGGCTTGCCGCGCCAGGTTTTGCCGGTTCTGTCGGCGGCGCGGTTAACGGCGGTAACGGCGGCGCGGGCGGCGGCGTGGTGTTTATGGGTGGCGGTGGAGCTGCATCTACGGGCGGTGCGGCGGCGGGCGCGACGGGCGGTGCACCGTCTCGGCAAGGCTATAGTCAAGGTGGGTGCGGCGCAGGATCGGGCGCAGGAACTGGTGGTGGCGGCGGAGGCGTCAGTCGCACCCCGTTTACAGAATCTGGACTGGTTTCTGGTGGTGCCAATATTGGCGGCGGTGGCGGTGGTTCCTCAACGGCTGGCACGGGTGGTGCTGGCGGTGCTACGGGCGTTGCAGGCACTACGCCAGCCGCTACTGAATATGGCGCAGGCGGCGGCGGCGGCGGTCAGAACGCAGCAGGCGGCTCTGGCGTGGCTGGCGTCGTAATCTTGTCGTGGGTCGGCTAGTTTGGCCAGAGAGACTTACCGCGTTTGTCAGTCATGCGGGGATATGCACGAAATTTCCGCATGGCCTGGCCCGTGTCTTGAGCAATTCAAACGCAAGCGGTCGCATCTGCCGATGCCTGCAATCCGGTCTGACGGCATGGACCCGATTATGAACCATGCCAACGGCCTGATGTATGACAGCCGGTCGGCCTATGAGCGCGGCGTCAAAGATGCAGGATGCGTAATTGTTGGCGATGACAAGCTAACGCCAAGCCCACGGCCTGTGCTGTCTGACCGTGAGCTTAAACAGGACATCAAGACGGCGATTGATCAGGTGGAGGCCAGACTATGAGCGATATGGAAGACGACATTAGGGCCGCAATGGCTGAGGTTAACGGCGTTGCGCCAGAACCGGCGCCCGTTGAGGAAGTGGCTGCGCCGGAAGAGGTCATTAGCGAGGCAGAAACGCCCCATGATGACGGCGAAAAGGCAGCAGACGGGCGTGTAAGAGGCCCTGACGGCAAGTTTATTGCCAAAGCACCCGAAATGGTGCAAGATACTCCCGACCAGCCCTCGGAGGCAGTCGCGGACCCTGCTGCAAAGCTCGCCATCCGCGCCCCGGCTTCATGGTCGCCTGCGGCTAAAGCTTCGTTCGAGAGACTGCCCCCGGAAGTGCAACAGGCTGTTGCAAAGCGGGAACAGGAAATCGATCACGGACTGCGGCGCAAGTCTGAGGAAGTGAAGCGGTATGAACCGCTGGAACAACTCATTGCCCCTCGCAGAGCCGTATGGGCTGCACAAGGGATGGATGAGGCTTCGGCAATCAAGACGCTGTTAGCGGCTCAAGATTTGTTGGAGCGTGACCCTAAGCAGGGTCTAGAGTTTCTGGCCCGTTCATATGGCGTGAATTTGAACACGGCCCAGCCGCAGGGACAGCCATACCAGGCCCAGCCCGCGCGAGACAGCCACCCCGAGATTGCAGCCCTCAAGCAGCAACTCCAAGTCCTGCAAAGCCAAGTCCAGACGGCGCAGACCGCGCCTATCGTCAGCCAAATCGACGCATTCCAGAACGACCCTGCTAACCTGTATTTCGAGAACGTCCGCGACGATATGGCGGTCCTCTTGCACAACGGGAAGGCATCGGACCTGAAGGAGGCTTACGATATGGCTTGCTGGATGAGGCCCGACATTCGCCCGTTCCTGCAAACAGCGCAGGCACCGGCAGTGACGACGCAAGGCAAGGCGACGCAAGCGCGACGGGCGGCTGTCAGTGTCACTGGGTCACCCGGTCAAACCCGAGTTCCCAAGTCCAATGGTTCAATCGAAGACGACATCCGCGCAGCTTTTGAAGAAGTTGCCGGGTCGGCTTAGGAGATAAGAAATGACTTCCCCGAATCTTTCGGAAATTGCAACCACTACCCTGCGTAATCGCACGGGCAAGCTGGCTGACAACGTCACCCAAAACAACGCGATTCTGTCGCGCATGAACCGTCGCGGCACCATCAAGCCGGTGTCCGGTGGCCGCACCATCCTGCAAGAGCTGGAATACGCTGAGAACGTCACGTATCAGCGTTATTCGGGCTACGAAGTCCTGAACATCTCGCCTAGCGACGTGTTCACTTCGGCTGAGTTCGACTGGAAGCAAATCGCCGTCAACGTGACGATGAGCGGCCTTGAGCAACTGCAAAACTCTGGCGTTGATGCCATCATCGACCTGCTGGCCTCGCGTATCAAAAACGCCGAGAAAACCATGCAGAACGGTGTGGCTGAAGACCTTTACTCGAACGGCACGGCTTCGGGCGGCAAGCAGATTGGTGGCCTTCAGCTTCTCGTGGCTGATGACCCCACCACCGGCACTGTCGGCGGCATCAACCGCGTGAACTGGAATTTCTGGCGTAACCAGAAGTTTCAAGCCACGTCGGACGGTGGTTCGGCTGCTTCGGCTGCCAACATCACCCGCTTCATGAACACGCTGTATCGTCGTTGCTCGCGTGGCACCGACAAGCCTGATCTCATTCTGTGCGATGACAACTATTTCGCATTCTATGAGTCCTCGCTGCAAAGCATCCAGCGCGTCACCAGCCCGGACGAAGCCGACGCCGGTTACGTCTCGCTGAAGTTCAAAGGCACTGACGTGGTGTTCGACGGTGGTTACGGTGGGGCTTGCCCGGCCAACCATATGTATATGCTGAACACCGGCTATCTGCATTGGCGCCCTCACAAGGACCGCAACATGGTTCCGCTGGAAGAAGTCCGTTCGATCAACCAGGACGCTATGGTCAAGCCTATCGTTTGGGCTGGCAACCTGACCCTTTCGAACGCCTTCCTCCAAGGCGTCCTGTTCCAAACCTGATCCCCCTAGAAAGGAGCCACTAACATGGCATCGACTGCTGCTACGGTCTTCTCGACCACTCCGACTGTGGGGATTGATCTGGACGACAAGTCCTCGACCCCTGCCT